CTAAAAAATTTCTAATAACTCCTGATACTCTAAATGTAGGAACTGTACCTGATGTAGCTATTGCTGATAAATTAGCAAAGTTTGTTGATGTACCCATCAAATAATATTGAGGAGCATCAACTCCATTACTTGCTATAATGTAATTTCCGAATTGTGTGAATGTAAAAAAATCTGTATTGCCACCTGTTAGAGAAGCTTTTCTTGAAGTAAAAGTTCCACCATCTAATTGGTAAATATTTGTTTTGTTTGAAACAAAGTTATAGACATTATTTGAACCATCTCTAAATGAACCAGCTCCTTTAGAATCAGAACCAATATTATTAGAACTATAATCAACTAAACTTTTAAATGGCTTATAACCTTGAGCTGCAAAGTAAACATTGTTAGCTACGTTAGCTCCTTTGTTTAAATGTTTCGGTTGATCAGGTAACCATTCACCAAATGCTAATTGCATAATTATTTTCTTCTGTAAAAAGAAATATCTGTATTTACTTCACTTCGTTGCATAACTGGAGAACCGCCAAATGAATCACTTTCATCATTATCTTCAACTCGTTCTAATGCAGTTTGATACATACCAAGCCAATTTTGTGTTTGAGCTTGATCTATACCACCAATAAAATTAGCAGCATGAAATAAACTACCATATAAATAAATAGAAGGATGTGAAGCTAAAATATAATTACTAGCATTAACAGAAGATAAAGGTGCAAATGCTTTATAATATTCTACATATCCTGTGTATGTTGTATCAGGAGCAGGAGAAAATCTAAATTGTTCAACTCCATTATCTGATTGAATAGTATAAACTCTAGGCATACCAGTACTAGAACCACCTTTGGTATCAATTAAGTTTGCAGGTGTAATATAATTTAAATGATATTTTGTACCATTAGATAAAATATAAAATGATCTTACTGCAATAAAACCAGTTGGTACTGTTTCATCTTCATCATCAATTGTAATAGAATCAATTTGTTCCATTTGTCTAATTCTTAATTTTGCATTAAGATCAGCTTCAACTAATTTTATAAAATCATCAGCTATTTCTGAAGTTAAATCAGATCTGTTTAACCAATTAGCTATAGAAGCTTTTAATTCTGTATATGTACTTATTGCCATTATAATTTTCCTTCTGAGCTTCTAAAATATCTATACTCGTTTGAGTTTAATTTTTTACGTAAAATTTTTTTGCGTTCAATATGTGGTATTGCAAACCAATTATTAGTTCCATTATATTCTTTGGCCCATATACCTAAACATATATTTGGAATACTAGCTATTCTTTTTAAATCTCTCGATTTAGAATAACCATCATTTAATGTAATTAACCTTTTATTCTTTTGAAGAACAGGTTCTACATCTTGAGTATTTTTAATAGTTAACTTACCATCCGATTCTTGAATGTATGAAGTTTGTTGAACTCCATCGTAAGTAACGTCTCTTAACTTAGTCATTACTCAGTTAATAGTGAGATCCACATGTTACCAGTACTTGCAGTTATAACTGCTATCTTTTCGCCAGGAGCTACTTTAAATATTTCTGATGAACCAGCTGCCATGTACAAAGAACTTGTAGTAGCTGTTGGATTAACTCCAAATTCTATATAAGATATTGCATCTACTGCAACTCTTACATAAGATATATTGTCAGCTATAGCAGCAGATTGTGCTGATGTAGATGATGATACTGTTTTTGCAGTAGACTTAGGTCTTAATGCAGGTCTTAAATTAATTGCCATATTTTATCCTTATTAAATTGTTGTAAGGGGTATTGCTACCCCTTATGTAAAATTATCTTCTAATTACTAATGTAACAGTAATTGGTTGAGTTGTGCTAGATGCACCATCAGAAGTTATAGTGATATATTGTCCTTCTGTAACAGAATTTAAAGCTGTTGGTGTAGCAGTATCAATATCTCCTGCAGCTGATCCGCTATAAGCAACTGTAAATCCACCACCTGTTACAGTAGTTCCATTTATTTTTGTTATTACAGCAGAGTTTGCAACAGTTATTGCACCACCTAATACAGAAATAATTTTAATAATATTTCCATCATCAGGTACTGCAACGCTAACAGAACTTGGAGCTGAAACGTCAGTCAATTGTACTGTTAGAAAGTAGTCATTTAGTGTTCGCATTTTTTTTCCTATGTTTGCTTCGTTCCGTCTTTAGACTTCAAAGACCAAACAAAATTATTTGTTTGTAGGGGGAACTATTTCCCCCCACAAGTATTATACTACGATGTAGATAAGTCTGCAACTAAACCACTTGCAGCTTCATTTCTAGAGATCAAAGTAAGCTCAACTAAAAGCTGTCTTTTTTCACTATCACCAGTTTTTGCAATCTCATGCATAGTGAAATCTCTTAAGAAACCTACTGCCCAGTAATCCATATCCAGAACCCAAGCATCTCTATCTCTAGAGAATCTATTAGGTACAACTTCTAGATCACCGAAGTCAGATGAGTAAACATCGATACTTGCGTATAATGTTTTATCTTCTGAAGCATCAAATCTAGTAGATCCACCTGTGAATCCAGATACTTTTTGTTTGTTGAAAGGACCAGTCATTAGAACAGAAGGAGAACCTCCAGCATTCCAAACAGATTTAATTACTGATTTTAGTAAATCTTCTGTTAATGCTCTTTGAGTTCCATCAGTTCTAGCATCAGTACCATCACCAGTTGGTGACGCACCGCCAGATCCGAACACATCATTTGAGTAAACCCAAGAACCTAATGATGCAAATTTTCTTGCAGCACTAGAGCTACCAGTTACTTTTGCTTGGTTAGTAAGCAAAGTAGCTTCGATATCTCTTTTAAGTTCTTTAGATTTTTTAGCAATTTGATATGCTAATTCTGATGCTCTACCAGCTTTGTCTACAGCTTCTTGAGTACCAGTGATAACAACAGCTTTGTCCATGATTTGCGTTTTATTAGCAAGTCTTGTAGTCGCTACTGCTGCATCTAGAGTAACATCATCACCTTCGATGACAGCATTACTTGTAGAAGCTGCATCAAGGGCATCAGTTTGCCACTCGTGAGTTGTTGCTTTTACTTGTTCTCTCGCAGCTGCACTCATGAAAGGAGTATCAGTTGGAGAAATAGAGTAAATCACATCTTGTAAATCCTCTCGGTTACCTACTGCATCGTAAGTATCGAAAGTGTTTGTTGGTTGTGCCATTTATTTTTCCTTATTTTTTTTGTGTTATCATTTGAAGTATCGCATCCTGAGCATCTTCAAGACGACCAGATTTGCGTACTTTACCAATTTTGGTTTTTATGACATCACGAACTGAACTATCTGTTTTTGAGAAACCAGCTTTAATTACTTTAGGAGCTGAGACTATCTTTTTTACAGACAGATCTTTAGATCCTTTAGCATTTTTAAATTGCATAGCATCTTTTAGAACCAATAAAAATCTATGATCTGTTAATGAAGAAATTTCATTATCTTTAAAACCATAATCGCTTAAAACTTTTTTAGCATTATGTTTAAACTCAGTAGATTTAACTGGATCTGCAAACTCAGGTATGCGTTCTTCTGCAAGTTTTATTTCTCTTTTAAGGTATTGTGAAAACTCACTTTGAAAAGCATCATCTGCTTTTTTCTTTAGTTCACCAATACGACTTTGTTGTTGTCTAATTTTAAACTCCAACTTAGCAGCTTGAGATGGATCTTCATCATATAAACGATTAAGATCTTGTACCCCAATTTGTTCTTTAAAAAGTAAATCTGCAGATTGAATTGCACTATTTAGTTCTTTAATTCGAGAATCATAAGTCTGACGTAAACTCTCCTTTTCACTTTCAAGATTTTTTCTCTCTAGTGATAACTGGTGAGTTTTTTGTCTATAATCTGAATCTCTAGAATAACCAGACTTAAGTTCATCGAGAGTAACATCTAACTCTTGACCTTGTACTTTGACTCGGTGGAGATTTTGTTTCTCGACTTCTTCTTGTTGTGTTGGTTCTTCTGTTATTTCTTCTTGCGTATTCTCAGTTGCTACGGCTTCTTCAACAATTTCGTCAGACTGTGATTGATTGTCATTTGAAACTTCTTGAGATTTTTTATCTTCAAGTTCAACTGATGGTTCTGCTTTAAGTACTGGGGCCGATTGTCCTGATTTAGGGTTCAGTAATCCAAGTATCTTTTCAGCAGCACCTTGTACAGATTTATCATCTGCCATATATGCTCCATTGGTTATCGTTTCGTAATTATTACGATTGACGTTTTAGGTTATCTAGCTCAGCGGCAGCTAGTTTGCCAGTCTCCATTACACTAACAAGATGTCCTTTAATTTTGTCTAGCATATTAAATGCCATCCAAAGTACTTGTCTTTGTTCGTGGTCGGAATATGAAGTTTTAAATATTTCTGATCTATAAGATTCAGATAGATATTCAAAAGCTTCCTTCAGCAAAGGCTCGTCTAGTAAAATACTAGCCTGTTTAGCCCTGTGAATCTGTTGATCCAGGTTCTGTTGTGGAATTTGTTTGTTGTCCATTATTAAAAAACTCTTTCTGTCCTTCCATTATTTTTTTAAATATATCTCCAGTTTGTTGGAGCTTCTGAGTTTCTATCATAGATCTATTCTTTAAATCAATCTCATTTATTTTAGTGCTATATTTAAGCTCTAATTCTTTAATTTTGATTTCATAATCAAGTAATTTAGCTCTCATTTCAGCTTCAATACGTTTCATCTCAACATTAGTTTTGATGACTTCTCTCTCGTTTTGACCTTGAACTTGAGCTAATGAAACTTTTTCAAACTCAGTAGGTGGTTTAGGTGGAAGCTGTGGCATTTGCGATTGCCCAACATCTGGATCCATAAAGTATGGTTCAACATTACCTAACCCTGCGTTCTCTATTAATTTCTTTAATGTATTATATACGTTTCTTAAATTAACCATTGGGCCATAAACATTTTGTTGTAAGTTTATAGCTTGTAATTGTCTTTCCAAAATAGATGTTAATAAAATTAATTGTTGTTCTTTAGAACCAGTTCCTAATCCTACAGATACAGTTACATTAACTTTGTCTCTCCATTCAAATGGTCTCATAGGAATAAACTTCCCACGAATTTTTAATATTTTTTCTTTTT